CAGCTGCGGAAGTGCAGATGATATCAAGGATTCCAATAAATCCACATTCACCGGGGCTCGTGACGATTTGCTGGCCATGGGCTACGAACCTTGTGGCCGTTGCCATCCATAAAGAAACGGAGTGACCTACCCGGTCACTCCGTTATACTTTATTCCTGCTTCATAAGTGCTGCAAAGAACTCATTCGTCAAACCAAACTCTGGTTTTGAAATATACTCTTCCAGCATCTTCCGGTTGAAATAATGGCTTCCATCTTCGCCAAAATACAGGTCGGCTCCTGTGCTTTTCACGATTAGAACAGCAGAGACGTATTTCTCGTGCATAATTTCCAGCACCGGCTGCAATGCTTCCGCCAATGCAGGGTCAGACGGCGCAAAGTTTCCAGCTAACGCCAGGCCGGTCAATTCACTGATAGGCAATTCCTCCTTATCGAAAATCTTTCAATGCGTGGATGTATTTCAGCACCATGACCCGCTCCTTTTCCGTCATGGTCTCCAGGTGTTTGTTGATCGCTTTCGTTACAGTATCCATATAGCCCCTCCAATCGCAGGCCGGTAAGCCCACGTTTTTTGCGGGGCTTTTCTGTTTCATCTCCTTACGTTGTCATTATAGAACACCTGTTCGGTGATAATCCATCGAAAATTGTCACTTACGGAATTTTCTTGACAGCTTGAGGCCCCGGATATAGTCCGCTACCATCAGCAGCTCCGCCGGATCCAGATCCGCAACCTGGTTGATCACGGTGGTTGTCAGAATCTCATGCTTCCCGGAGTACATCCCTCCTTTATCCCCGATTAGATACATTCGGATCACCTCCTTTTAGGCATCGACTTCCATGACGACCATCCAGTACACGGATTCCACATCCGCCGGAGATGCATCCCTCAGCTTATCATAGATACAGGAGATCATATCTTCTTTTGTTCTAGGCTCCATCCATTTCCCCCTTTATCATTTTATATTTATTTTCTGTCTATGTGTTGCACACATTTGTATTTTATGGTATGATTGCCGAAAGGGCATTACAGCCGCCGGACAAGCTGATAAATAAGACGCAGATCTTCCTCCGTCTTCTCCCGAAGCTCTGCGACGATACCTACAATGATGGGATTCTCTGCAAAGATCATACTATCCGGCCTCCTTTGTAATGTTTTTTAATTTGACCCAGCGACGCTCTGTCGCCAAACTTTACGCCGCCGGGTCTTGCTTGGGCTGATTACAGCCTACACCATGCAAACCAAAAATACAATAAGAGAAAGTGGAAAACCGCATTGTGTAAAAACAACTGCGGGTTTGGGCCAAAACCCAAACAAGGGCTGTGTGTATGAAAAAAGTAGAAAATGATACCATTGGAGGACTTGGGTCTTCGCCCAACCCTATGGAAGAAAACACAAATATGACAGGGGAAACGGCAAATCACATTGGGCTTTATCAGAAATGCCTGAAATGTCCGGATTATGGCGTGACCTGCAACGGACCGAAACTGGCGGCTCTGGGTGATATTATGGTTGTGCGGGAATTTCACAGAGCAATCAAAGCCGCCCGCGGTATTACCTTGAAAGATATTGCCAAAGCTGCCCCGTCTATCAGTGAGTATACCGTCAATGATTATTTTTCCCATTCCGTGAAGGATTTCAAGTGGACTACTGTCGGCGTGATCGACAATGCCTTGACAGCTATCTGCGGAAACCGGGTCGGACAACCCTTGCTTGACAATCCCTGTCCTGCCACATCCTACGAGATTACCGCCCAGATGGAGGGCCTGCGCCAGCAGATCGCCGAAGAACGGGCAAAGAACGAAAAATTACAGCAGGACATCGCCCGCAATGCCGAAGAATACATCCAGCAAATGGCGCTCCAGCGTAAAGGCCATATTGAAGAACGGGAAGTCCGCGAGCGTTCCATTGCCTATCTTCGTGGACAGGCAGAACGCCTCCAAAAGGATGTGGACGAAGAAAGAGCCCAGGGCGCCGATTTTTTGAAACGAATAGACGAGAAAAACACCATAATTGACGAGCAGCAAAAGGTAATTGCAGAATTAAATAAAACCATTTTGGATATCACCAGGGAAAACGAGCGGGAACGCCGCCGGGCAAACTTACAGAAAAGTTTTATTGTTCTGCTGTTTGTGGTTACACTTGTAGCCCTGACCTGTTATCTGGTTTGGGATATCATGCACCCAGGTGCAGGTTTGTTCCATTGGTAAAAAAGCCGCCCCTGTCTGACTCACAGGAGCGGCAACACAAGAAATCCACACATCCGAAGGGGATTTTCTATGCCCTTTTATCATAGCAAATCCCTCCGCAAATTGCAAGGAGGATTTATGAGAGAACGAATTCCGGGCGCTATGATAAACGCCCGTTACTCCACTGACAATCAGAATCCGGACAGCATCGAAGTGCAGGTGACCAAATGCAAGGAATGGTGCCATCAGAACGGTGTGCCCATCCTGGGCATCTTTGCCGATGAAGCCACCTCCGGCATGAAGGATTCCAGACCGCAGTACGAAAATATGATGATGCAGCTGCGGCAGGGAATCGGGGATACCGTTGTGATCTATGACCAATCCCGGATGTTCCGGAAAATGACCGCTTGGTTTACCTTCCGGGATGAAATGACTTCCATGGGCGTCAAGGTGATCTCTGTCACCCAGCCCATGATCGGCAAGGATCTGCGAGATCCCACCAACTTCCTGACTGAGGGCAGCATGGCCCTGTTCAATCAGATCTGGGCATTGCAGAGCCGTCAGAAGACGTTGGAAAAGATGCGCCATATGGCCCGGAACGGTCAGCACACAGGCGGAAAGCCGGCCCTTGGGTATCATGTCAAGGATGGCAGACTGGTGATCTGCGAGGAAGAGGCCAAGATCGTCCGCAGGATCTTCGAAGAATACGCTTCGGGCAAGTCCTACCGGGAAATAATCGCCGGGCTGAACCGGGACGGCATTAAAACCAAGCGGGGAAATGCTTTTGGCAACAACAGCCTCCATGACCTGATGCGCAATGAAAAATATATCGGTGTTCTGCTCTACGGGAAAGCTCCCTACCGGGAAGACGGGACAAGAGACACCCACAGCAGGGATGACCCTTATGTGATCTGCGTAGAGGATGCCATCCCGCCTATCGTCAGCAAAGAACTGTTTGAAAAAGTGCAGAAGCAAATGGCTCAGAACAAGCGCCAGCAGGGCGGCAGGCCGCCTGTAAAGCGAGAATACCCGTTGAAAGGAAAAGTGTTCTGTGGAGACTGCAAGTCCGCCATGACCATCACCACAAGCCAGCAGAAGTATAATTATTACCGCTGCACTGCCAAAAAGCGTCTGCACACCTGTGAAGCAGCTCCCATCAGCGCAGAGTACCTGGAGAACCGTGTTGCGGATGCATTGAGAATGGTGCTGGGCAAGCCGGAAGAGACAAACGGTCTGATACAGATCCTTCGGGATCAGGCCGAACAGTTACAGGCCGGTGCCGTAAATAGTCTTCAGGATCTGATCCAGCAAGAAAAGGACGTTACCACTAAGCTGAATAACGCTGTCGAGGCTGTTCTAAATGGCCTTTACAGTGAAACAGTAAAATCCAGAATTGCAGCCCTGGAACAGCAGAAAGCCACCATCGCAAAAGAAATGCGTACCCTCAAAGCAGCCGTTGACGCATCCGCCATCCCGGAAAGAAAGCTTCGGGATATCCTGGATCTGATCATTTCCAGCACAGACAGCGACGCAAACATATTGCTTTCCATTGTCTACCGTGTAGAAGTAGGAAAAGACACGATCACAATCTGGACAATCCTGGACTCAGACCCAACTGGAATAATAGACGACACCTCCGGAGGAGTGACAATAACTCTTGGTGTCCCTTCCGGTGTACCAAGAGTTTTTGTCACGGATCGTTATATCCGAATCACTGTGGCAAGGTAAACAAAGCCTCCTGATGTAATATCAGGAGGCTTTTCTCATGCTCAATGCTTCACAATATCCCGCCAATAGCGGCCCACTTTATCATCTTCGGCATCGCCGTCATCAATGAAGTCATGGGCCAGAGATGCCCAGATTTCGGGCTTGTCGGCTCCGTGTTTGATCATGGTTTTGCCGTAATCGGAAAACAGCATATTCATGACCACCCAGAATTCGCAGGGACGGTGACTGTAACCGTACTGGTTCATCACAGCTGTAGTCTGATCCATGGTCCACCGGGCAGGGGGATTCATATGCTTGGCCCACTCGCGGGCATCCTCTTCGGTAAATTCGTGGTGCATATGCGCCATGTTCCGCATAGCCTCGCACATGATGTTGAGCTTTTCCGCATTGGCGCAGGTCAAGGGCATTTTCTCCATGAACTCCTTGAGCCACTTTTCAATGTTCTGCTGAGTAAAATCCATTTATGCCTCCTTTATGTAACGACACAAAATGTCGATTTCCTGCTTTCCTAATTTGATGGTGCCGATCTTGGGGATCGTCACCGGGAACTTGTCCGCCCCCAGATGGGGAACAAACGCATTGTACAGGGCATCAATGTCAATGGTGCCCGCTTCTGGGTTGTATACGCCCAGGGCTGCCACGATTGGGGTATTGCCGTACGCTTTGATCAGGTTCGGCATATTCGCCGCCAGGAGGCCCGCACCGCCTACCACGACGGCCTTCTGCCAACCTTCAAAGGCTCCGGCGATATGAGCGTCAATAAACCGGGTGAAACCGGTCTGTACCTGCTGAATGGTTGCCATAGTTACCTCCATAGGTTAGATTTTTTGGGGGCGGTGATCCGCCCCCTTGCCAGTGGTTAAGTGGTGCTTGCAGGAGTAACGGTCACAGTCACGTCACCCCAGCCGGGGCAGATGGAGCCATTGGGAACGACCAGTTTGGTCAGACCCATCAGCTGGGCGATCTGGCCCTGGATGCAGGAGATGGTGCCGATCTGAGCGGCGTTGAAGACCTTCTGTTCACACAGCTCGCCTTCCACCTTGGCAAACTTGCCGTCCACATAGTCCCGCAGCTTGCCAATCTCACCGATGGT